GAGAACTCTTCGATCATCATAGGTATATTATAACGCTCTTCGTCTGTCATGTCAAGCACAATATTGTCGTGAATCGTAAATGCTATGAAAGACTGCTTATCTCGTAGCATATCGTGAACCTTTATTACTTGCCGAAGTACAAGGTCTGCTGTTGTACTCTGAATAATGTAGTTTAGGGCGTGTTTGCGGTCTGCTTCGATCTCGCGACCAAACATAGTTTTGACATTTTCTCCATCCCAGTACATCTCGCGTACCTTGTCACGGTCATAATACTTGGATAGTTTCGGGTTGGTTTTGTTCTCGTCGTATAACCACGAGAAGAACTTCTGTTTGGCCTCTGCGCGTGTTGTGCCCGCATTAAATAGGTTACGCATGTTCCAGCTATGAATGTCCTCTAGGGGGGTCTCAGAGCCTCCTAGGGCCATAAGGGTGCGAAGCTCTGCGGCATTGAAATCAAGCTCCACAAACCAGTCATTCTGGGGCTTAACAATAGAACGAAAGTCCTTGTCCATAGTCATAACCGGAAATGATGCTTTCTTGGTTGTTAGACGACCAGTTTTGGTGCCGTTGATGTTATATCGACAATATGGGTCGATTTGAGCAAACTTCTTCATTGCCTGCCGATACTTGGGCAAGTGAGCCTTGCTTGAGAGACAAGAAACGTCAATATTTAGCTTCTGGTGTTGGATACGGGCCAGTACCTTGGTCAAATCAACCAAAAAGTCATAGTTTTGCGGCTTTTCGTAGTTTTCGAACACATATTGCGTGATTTTATTGCGGATTTCGCAATATTCAAGCAAAAATGGCTTTGGAACGAGGTCAAAAAAACAATTCTCGTCCATGTTGACCTTAGCCAGCACAAACGAGCGATAATAAGCCTTCAGTTTAGCCTCAATAGCTGCCCAGTCGTCTACTAAGGGACTTGGGCAAACGTCATTAAGGCTCCGATTTCCACAGAGAATACTAGCGTACTCAACGCTGCTCTCTTGAAGATACTCTGCATATCGCCACGTCCTTTCAAGACCTGTGGGTAGGTCTTGGAAATATAGTTTCCCATCTTTATACACTCCAATACATTCGCCCTTATCATCGAGCGTTTGAAAATACAATTTAGCCCCCGCTAATTAATACACTTTTGTTTTGCCGGCCCTTACTGTCTGTTTCACTTCTTTAGAGAGTGATGCCGGTGATTTTTCCCTTTCTATCAAATTAATTTTTGATGTCTCGTAAAATAATGAACCTTCATGATGCATGAAAGCACTAAACTTTCTATCAATATAACCCAAACTCTTTCTCAAGTCAAGCTCTTTTCTCAATTCTCTTGCATTTTTTGTAATCCTATTCAAGGAGGCTTGAGAATAATTTAGCTTGCTCTCTTGGTTTCTGATATTTATATAGTGTTCTAACCAGAAAGAATCGTTAAGTCTACTCGTAATAGATCGAATATTTTCTATTTGCGGTTGTACAATTTTTGTAGTTTTGCAATTAAGACTATGCTCTTTATCATAAAAGACCGGGTTGGCCCGGGCAAAGGCGTTATATGCTGAAACTATTGACCTTTTGAAATCCGACATTTCTTCGCCGTAAACAGTCTTATAGTAGTAACTTAACACGCTGTCAACGGTTGTCAAGCTGGAATTTCGATTGGCTGTGTAGTCCATCATCCGACTATTAGTGCCAATATCCGCTATAAGGCGCCATGGCGCGTTTTTGTCTATAATAAATCCATTTTCGGCGGCCGTGATTTGATAAAATTTAAAATTCTTACTCTGCAAAAACAATTCATATTTTTCTTTGTCGGTGTCGTGATCATACTGAGCCACTTCTATACACAGTCCAGCGTTCATTGGAGAGTTAAAGACGCTTGATATGTAGGCAGTCCTAGTAAAAGGGACATCGGGTGTCAGTTGCTTAAGATAGTCCATGTAAAAAGGAAAAAAGGTCTCAAAAGAACGAATTTTGGATTTTTTGCTTTCGTCTATATAACCTTCTAGAAAATTAGCATTGATTGCCTGAATATGCATTTTGTAATTATTCGATGTGTCAGTAGCACCCATGGTTGCGTTAATGCCAGAGCGGGAATCGCCCAAAGGTGTTCCAGACAGAATTTCTTCCCTATCGATAGCATGTTTAAACGTTTGTTGTACTTTTTTAAAGGCGTCAGCTACAAAGTCCAAAACCATAATTGGTTGAGCTAAATTGGCAGATATATTTATCATTTTTCTGTAGTCTGGCTCGATCACATACAAGTATTGATTAACTTTTCCATACAACTGTTTCTCAAGGAAATGGTAATTTTGTGTCAGGGACGGGTTTACATTAGGGGTTCCATCATCAGAATAGGCATAACAATTATAAAATGTCCTACTCACAAAAGTTTCTCTTGCGCCTAGTTTATTAGAACCTTTAAATGACATTTTTAATTACCTCCTATTTTCGGTACTGGGGGACAATCGGGATTTTCGTTATTTCTGGTTGGAAGTTCCATCGTGCGAGGCCTGCCAGCTCCGTTGTTGTCCCATCTGACTCCCATAGATGTTGTGAAAGTCTTACTAATTGTATTGGTAACATCAATTATGAAATGATATCCCCCTAGACCCATCACGTTAGAGAGTGATGGGCCTTCATGGTTTGTTGGAGAACCCAGAGAGGTCCCAAAACCAACAGGATTTATGAACACATAGGATCCCGGATAAAAAACTGTATTTCCTAGCATACTTAGATCGACATTATAAACATTCGACAAGTGAACAAGCGGGTTATAACCCGTCTTTTCATACCTAGCTTCCCGCAGGTAGGGCTGGTCTGTTTTCTTAAATCTGGCTTGGTGTAATATACCTTTGTGTATTTGTAGGTGAAATATTCCTTTTTCATAGTCGGCTTCTTCATCCCCGTTGAGGTCCCAAGGTTCGGCGCTTTCCGTATATACTATAAGATAATGGCTAAGATCATGTACTTTTTGTGCCTCTTCAAGTTTGGGGTCTTTCAGGGTATTTATTGCGGATGATACATATTCCGAGGCAAAGGCGCCTTCCGGCAGTTTATTGAGTTCCTTTAATTTTATGGTACCATAGCCTTCGCTGTCGCTGTTTGCATAAGCTTCTTCGGAAAGGTTTAAAAGCGGGTCGGGATAATTGCCCCCTATAGAGCCTTCTTTGGGCGGCAAAGTTAGGAAAGCAGTGCGTAAACGGACAGGCTTGCCGCCTAATGGATGACCGTTATAAGCAAAGCATTCTGCTCCGATAGCCTTGATAACCAGATGTTCTATTACGTCTCTTACAAAATGCAATAAAAGATATTGTTCACGCCTAGAGGACACTACATTTTTATACCAGAAGTCGGTAAAGGCCCGAACAGAGATTGGTACATCTGCTAAATTTATTAGTCGGTTTTGAGAGCCATCAAAGAATTCATACGGGCCCAATATGATTTTAATCCTATTGGCCTCGTCCGGAGTTAAAGAAGTTAATTCGCCTTGTTTAAAATATTCTGCATTTAGTGCCATATGAGCGGCAACTTCTAACAAGTCCCCTAGGAAAAAGAATGGTAAATTTGTTACATTACCCCTAGAAGTTGATATAACATCTTTGCCCGGGCTAATTCCTTGAAGAGATTTTAATGGATCTGTGGCGCTGAAAGAGTTATTCGCAGAGATCTCTTGGAAGTACTTATTCAAGTTTACATTACTTGATGCTGCATCAAGGTCTTTTATCCCTGTGGTGGCCGATGTGGTGTCTCTGTCCCAAACTCCAGTAGCAAAGTTTGCTAAGTCTGCAACCGATGGCTGTGCGACGTAAATTCTGCCTTGGATCTGTTCTCGCTTATTACCTCCGAGGGTTGCTCCGCTAGTAAACGGTAAATCATTGTGAGGTTGTCTATCTGCTCCTAAATTGTGAATAGGGCCCTCGCCACAACTTACAAGAGTTTCTATAATACTCTTTAGGTTAACACGTCGAAACTTCTCTATTTCTTCAAAATACTTATCTCTCGCGGTATCAAGGCCTTCCCAGTCACAATCTTTCTTAGCTTTTTCTATTTCGGTATTAACTTCGGCCAATGCTTCCCGATAACTATCATTTGATAAAATATCTGCTTTTGGCTCTGTTAAGACTGATTCTAATCTAGCTCGGTAAGAAAGGTTCAGAGTAAATGTTCCTAGATCATTAATATCAAAATCGTGATCAACCAAAGTGAGATACATAATGACTCTTTGATTATCAATTGCTTTTGCGAGCTTTGCTTTACTTTTATCGCCTCGGAATTTGTTTGTGTTCCACCCACAAACAACCTTAATTTCGAAAAACTTTTCGTGATACTCGTCTGCCCTGTTTTCCATTCTTCGATACGAAGTAGGCCCATAGCCCAATAAGTCTAGCAAGCTCCAAGCTATTGGATCAGGATTTTCTTCTTCTTCTGTTGGATCAGGGCTGTATATTCGCACTTTAGATAATTGGTTAAAATCTTGAAATGTTAATGTAAGTTTGGCCGTAATATCATTTCGAACTGTCTCGGGGTTGGAGCCTATGTATGACCATTCGAATTTCTCCCAACTATACCCAGTGGCCGGGACTTGTGTTGGGTCGACTGTCACGCCGGCATGCTGCGAAATTGGATTTCCATCCGGATCCTTAAGTCCTGCTGCTTCAATTTGTGTTTTCCCAACATCAAAATCGTATAAATCTTGCCTAGCCATTTTTTCAAATATTATTGGCACTTCGGTAAGATATTTGGTTGAATATGAACTGACATCTGAATTTTCTTCAGGCTCTTTCCATTCGTATAGAACCTTAGATAGTCTAAAAAGCGGGGTCAATTCACTAGCATCATCAGGAGTGATACTTACTATGTCTCCAGAGTATGGACGATGATACAGTCTATTCATAAATTCGGCTGGGGATCCATCGATTAAATCTATATAACTATAATCTCTTTGGTATAGCCTGTGGGCATCGGATAATTCTCCGATATGGTTAACAAGATAGCACTGTTCGGACCACCTCATTCTATTAGCTAAATCTTGAGCTAGCTTGTCACCTTCAGTCGCAGCTGGGTTCTCGATAGGTATACCAGCAGCAGCCATGGCTTGTTGGCGCTCTAGTATGGCATCTCCAAGAATATCTTGATTATTCTGGATTGCTTTTTCTAAATCTTCTAGATCTTCTGCATCAGGTTCTGAAAAAGATTGGTCCCTAGTCTCCTTGAGACTGGTCTTGTCTACAAAATGTTCGTCGGCTCTTGCTGCCTGCCAATCAGCATCATACTTTCCTTCAGTGGAAGCTTTTTTTGCATCCCGTATCCACGCTGCATATTCATCGGGTGTGATGATTTTGGTATTATCAGCGGCGCTTTGCTCAAATAGAGATTCTGAGATATCCCGGGCTGTTGCGGTATCTCCGGCCAACTCGGCGGATAGCGCTGCATCGACTTGCGATTGCAAATAATCATAGTCATTCTGAAAGCCGTCAATATCTTTCTTGTAGTCTTCGTAAATATAACCCATAAACCCTACTCTCTATAGTAATAATGTAATATCTTATCTAATGGCTTAGGAACAATTATGACATCACCCATTTTTATATGTGCTTCAGTTGGCTTCTGATTATACCAAGCTATTAGCCACCACAATGATGGATCACCATAGTGTTTAGATGCTAGGCTCCAATATTTATCGCCAGTCTTCCATGTATGTCTTATTCTAGTTAATTTAAGCCTTTTTTGCTTAGTCAAGTGTGGAATTCTAGGTGTTGCATAATGTTTTATCTTCTTGAGATCCCGGGATTCGCGAAGATCTTCGTAAACCTCTTCCTCATTAACAATTGCGCGCCTGTTGTCATATCGAATACTCATTTTCTACCCCCCTGTATCTACCGGTACTCTAAATGTCACATCAAGACCCGGATTTCCTGCATCAAGTGCTGACTCAATATCTGTTGGCTCGTCGACACCACCGCCGATGCCGGTGTCACTTGAACCAGCATTATTCTCAGGCGATGCGCCCTCTTGTAGTGGACTAGTAACACCCCATGGATAGTTGCGAGCATCTGGCCACGAGACGGAACCATTCTCTTTTTCAAGCCATCCAAATCTTTGCCTTTCGTCGACAATAACATTATAATCACATGAAACCCTAATTAATTTAGGTAAAATAAATCCGGGCGTGGCGTCAAACACCCCTTCCTCTAAAACAGGTTGCCAAGAAAAGTTAGAAGGAAAGCCTTTAAGGCCGCTGTTAGGTAGTTCGCCGGAGGTTGCTCGTGTGCCTCCCGTCACTGATGCGCCATGGTGAACCAAGTTCATTAAACTCATAAACCAAACAGGGTTTTGCCCAATAACAGTTCCGTGCTCATCAATTTTTGGGTACATCATTCGAACAAAACTAGTGCAATTTTCTAAGTTTAGACGGGCTTCTGCCTCGTCATACGCTGGAATCTCCCATCCTAGCTGAATTGTACGATAAACTGCGTTAAAAGTGTATTGTTTATTAAGGCGACGGACAAGTTCTTTTTCTTCCCACTGATTACGCCAGTTTTCTTGATAATTTGTTAAGAAAGCCTTAAAAGCAAGAACAGATTTCGTGTATTGATGATAAAACACAATCTGATGGAGTTTTTTATTAAAAATATCTACTGTTGCATCTGCCATTTGTATCTCCTATGAAAGCATCACATCGACAACTTGACTACCGATGGAGCGAGAGTCCATCTCCAAGGCAACTTTAATAGGTTGCCTAACCTGAACTGGTGGTGGTGGTGGTTGGTACATTGCTGCTGCCGTAGATTGCACAACGCCTGAACTAGCATTGGCAATTCTTCCGGATTGATTAACTTTATCCATCAAAGTTGTGAATTTAACTGTTTTTCTTTCAGGTACAGAGTCTATGGTTGCACCAATTTGTCCCACGGCGCGTGCTGTTGCCATTAAACCTTCTTGTTCGGCACTTACTCCAGATAAAGCAGAATTAAACTTTATTATTTTTGTGTGGGCAGCGTCTAAAGGTGAAGTCATCGATCCAAGTGATTTTGACGCCATGCTAGATGCGGTGCCGACATTCATCAGGGCACTTCCGAACATTTGAGTACCTTCAAGCAAAGTCGGAGAATTTCTTTTATGTAAGATAGTGAAGGCAAGGGCGCCAAGTACTGCTGGGCCCGCTAACATCATAAGTGGGCCCATGGCGCTGGTTGCGGCGGCGCCCATTGCAGTCATTGCCGCTGAGGCCATGGCTATTGAGGTAGCAGCCATATTCGCTATCTTTAAGCCGGCTAGGGCGCCTGTTAGACCAATAATAATTCCTCGGTTCTCTTGAGCAGCAAGGGCCAAATCTCTGATCTTCTCGACCAGTGGGCCCAATTCTATAGCTATTATGCGCAAAGTCTGTGACATCATGTCGGCCACAGAATTAAATCTTTGTGTTTGTTCCATCATCCGTTCGATATCTTGACTGCTCTGCATTGTTGAAGAACCCAATAGGTCTATTCTACCTCTCATTAACATCGCTAATTCGTTTACGTCTTGCAGACCCATCGCGCTCGCTGTGGCTTGTCTCATATAATAACTCATACTATCAAAATTCATGCCGGCGTCTTTGACAGCGCGGGTCATCATTTGAAGTCTCTGGGTTGGGTCAGTTGACATAACCATCTGGATAGTATTTAAATATGGGCCGCCGAGTATTGCGTTAAGCCGACCCACTGATTCAGCAGCTGTGTCAAATTTATCGAATTGTTGTGTTATCGATAGGAGTCGATTTATCTCAACACCAGTGTTTTTTGCAACTGATTGCAGGTTGATATAAACTCTGGTTGCCTCTTGGCCAAATTTGATAAGTTGTGGACCGATGGAGCCGAAGTCTCCAAGCATCTTTGAGGTGCTAATACCTATATTTTGGGCGGCGGCAAATAATTGTTGGTTCATGTCGGCGGCCATCGGTCCGGACATTCCCATTGAACGATTCAGAATATCTAAGTTTCTAGCTGAAACTTCGGAACTAATGCCCATCTTTTGTAAAACAGCTGTGGAATCTGCCACAACTCTCTTAGACCTATCTGACATCTGAGTGAATCCAGACATGCCAGAGTATAGGGCATTAACAGCTTGAGAGGACATCTCAGCAGTGACGCCTAATTTGTATAGTCTAGACTCCATATCTGGAATCATGGCTGTAAATCGCCCACTGGCGCCTGTGGTCCTCGCGAGGGCTACACTAGCATCGTCGACGCCTCTCATAAGATCATAAGACCCTTTAGTTACAGCAGCGAGGGCACCGCCGCCAAGTTCTTGAAACTTCATGAAGGTAGAGGTTAAGTATTCCGCTCCACTTACTGCTCCTTTCATTTCACTTGTAATGGAAGCAAATGCGGCACCTACACCCTTGCCTTCAGCCATGATCTTAGCCATAACCCCAGTTGTTGATGTCTTCCAAGCACTATTTATACCCATTAGGCCGCGGATGCGCTCTTTCTGGGTGTCATAGGCTGAATTTAATTCAAAAATCTTAGCCTTTAATTCCCCTAAAAGCTGAATTTGTCTTTCTATGTTTTCAACTGCTTGAGCGCCTAGTGTTCTACGCTGATCTTCCGTTTTTACAAGCTCGCTTAGGCTTCGTCGTGTTGCACCTAAAGTAGCACTATAACCGGCCGCTGTCTGATCGAGTAAGGCTATCTGGTCGGACAACGCCTGAACGGCTGCTATAGCTTCAGGAGCTGCTACAGTGCCTAGGTTTCTTAGATCATTAAGTGTGCTTTCTAAATCCGCCATAAATTAATCCCCCTATACAAACGGCCATTTAATTCCAGTGGAATTTTCAAAAGATCTAACGGCTGAGTCCAGTTTTGCTTTGTTTTTATATGTCTTGGGGTTATCTAGACCGTACATCTTAGCAGTCTCGATATATCGTTTTTCACTACCCAGAGCTTTTGCAAAAGCGTTGACTTCAACCGGATCTCCTTTGACTGATACGGGTATGTTAGACCCTCCGAACATTCTCTGTAAAATTTCTTTTACCCAGAACCCGAACATAGACATAAAGCTTTCATTAAGCTTATTCTGTCTTATTTCACTAAAATCTATCACGATTTCAGTAAGCTTGTCTTCGTTTAAACTTGTATTCATACTATAAACCTCCGGGCCTCTTTAACTAAATAGTTGTCATATAAAAATAAAGCCGAAGAGCTTGTCTTCGGCTTAACGAGAGTGTTGATTTTTTGCTTTTTCGGAAGCTTTTTCCATAGCCTCGTTTTCGTCTTCTTTTTGTTTTAGCAGACGCTCTAAAAACCACCTTCTTAACAGTATTGGTAAATTATAAGCCTCTGTAAAACTCCAGCCACCGTAATATTTTAATGCAAAAAATTCTTCATATACTGATTTAATATATATATCATCTAGGCCAAAAAAATTCCGCAGTCAGCGGAACCCCCAGTTCCTGCCCAAAGCCGCAAGATGTACATGTAAAATCATGCGTCATATCAATATCTGGAACAATCTTAAAATAATTCTGCCTTAAGTATCTTGAGTCCTTGGCCGGCATCGCATTTATAAATTTAGATATAGATGATGCTGAATTATCGCCGTTGACTGAGACCATCATTCTTGTTAGTTGGTCTGTTAGATTTGTTTCTGGTAGGTTTTTCTTTCTTTTGTTTTCTGCTAAAGCAACTAGGTAATCTTCGTCCCTGCTTGTCATTAGGCGAACTTCAAGGTTAACCTTACTAACTGGCAATGATATAAGGAACGTTCCGTTCTCGGTGACTTGCATATTCTCGTCTAAATTGTCACCATAATATGGTTCTAATGTGTCCAAGTTAAATGCACTCTTCTCAGAGACGCCACAAGATGGGCATGTTACGTTAATATCATACTCCTCTCCGTATCCAGTGATCCTAGATGCAATCAAAATCGCGTTTTTATCACCAACATAAAGATCATCGACTTTAATGCTCTTGTTAACAAGAACACTTTGCAAAAATCTTCTAATTGCTATTCCTTTTCGCAGAAGAGTTTTGGATGTCAGAATATCCTCATCTTTTGCTGTCATAAACCGAATCTCTACTTCTTCCACACCACGGAGAGGATGCCCTTCTGGGTAGTACCTTCCTTTCGTTGGCAATTCAACGATTTCCGTGGGTGTTGCAAAAGAAAAAGATGCATCCGGTGGTGCTGGGGTGTCGACATTCATGTCTTTGACCCCCATGCGGTCTGCGTTATTTCTACTCAATATACACCTCTAAAATAATAAACTTGATGTTAGCCGCCGAGGACGCCGGTACCAGTAACTGTGCCGAAGATAGCTTCTCCAGTCAGAGCAGCTTCGGTAGCAGCTTCGGTAGCGTCTGTCGGGCCATGAACTGTACACTCAGCCCAATCATATCTAATTTCTAAGTTAACATTGGCTAAAGCATCGGACTCGTAATCTAAGTCATCTAGAGAAATGCTTTTAACCCAAGCGTTGTGAAGTAACCATTGCTCAATAATATAGCCATCTCCATCAATCTGGTTGATTTTAACTTCTCCCAGCCCACCGTCGGCGGATTGAGTTGCTTTTCTCTTAGAAATAGTTGTAACTGCGTTTTCGTCTCCCGGTGGAGAGTAACCCGAATCTTGCAAGTAAGTCATGAAGATTGCAGCTGCATCGGGAGAAACAGGATCAACTAAAGTCATATTAATAGTATTCCATGAAACTCGACCGGGGTAATAAAATGTGTGATTCAAATAAGTATGTGATGATTCCGAAACAGTAACTGCTGGTTTACCGACTTTCTTGACAAACCACTGTACAGCGGTACCACCGCCGGGTGCCATGTCCACGGTAAACCTATAAGCTCTCTTCGGATCTCTTCCAGTTGCGCTAGTCCAAAATGCCATTTAATTTATTCTCCTCTTATACTGTAAATAGTATCTAATAATCAATTTATCCATTTAGTCTTCGAAAGAAGCACCAGATTTAGTAATAATAAAATCAAGCGCGATGAATTCTATAGATCTTGCTGGTTTAAGGTATATTTTAGCGTACATAATATTTCTATCTACCAAATCAGGTGTTGTGGTTGTTTCATCTAAGATGACTCTATAATCAGTAAGTCCAAATCTAGATTTTACGCTTTGCAAGAATGGATTGACCATGCTTGTAAATCTCGTCCAAGTAGCTGGGACATTGTTGTCGAACAGAACTTGAGTTGACATTCTAGAGACTTCTTTCTTCAAGTAGACCAACAGGCGCCGCACGTTAATACGGTCTAGAGCGGAATCAGTCGCCTGAAGTGTTTTCTGTCCAAAGATAACGATACCTTCGGAAGGGAATCTAGCAATTGGATTAATGTTGTTCTCGTAAAGCTTATCTCTTTGTTTTTGAGTCAGACGTTCAGATACCGAGACAACTGGCAGGCCTGCTGAGCCTTCTGTCAAGCCGCCACGGTTGAAGCCGGCAGGGGCGAACCAAAGTTCAGAAACCGCTTCTGAGCTAGCCATAGTACCCAGTGCCACAACAGAAGGAGGTGAGTATACGAGGACATTTGTTCTAGTATCCTTGATCTGAACCCATGGATAGTAAGTACAGCCGTAACTAGTATTTAGGTCTCTGGTTTGAATTGCAGAAACTACACTGTCTACGGTCCCTAAATTAGTACTGAAAGACTCAGTATTTTCTGTTGAGGGCGTGAAGACGTCTGGCAAGTCAATTATCGCTAAGGCGTCTGCTCTCTCCTCTGCTACTTCTAGGACACGATCAGTGATATCAGTGTTCGTCACTCCCGGTACCGTAAGTATGTTGTACTCGACGACATCTGCGTCTGCAACAGTTTGAATTGCGCGGTCTACAGTGTTATAAGCATAGTGGGAATATTTAGTGGTACTACCAGCGGTCCATTGTGAATTTCGCAATGGTTCAGCCTCTGTAATATCGTAACCATCATGGCCGCCTGCCATAACCGTCCAGAATCTATCGTGAGAATCAAGAACTTTCTTGTAGCTTGAGCTAACTGCTGTCACACTTGTACCGTCTGCCCTAGAGCCGGATACCCATTCGCCGTCGCCGGTCAAGGTGTTAAGTCGAACATCATCGAGGGAAAAGACCCATGAATATTCGGAGCCGACGGGTAGTCCAGTAAGCTCATCAAAACGGCCTGCAACAGTTGTGTGGAAAGGGAATCCTCTTAAGTAATCGGTAATTCCGTGATCTGGGGTTTTTACACCTTTTGTCGTACTAGTAGATACGCCAAAGAATGCATCGCTTCCGGGGCCCGGGCCGGGACCGTCTGCTGAACTTGAACGCAAGGAGACTCCGGGGAACGGGAACGTACCAGAGAATGGGATCCCGGTGGCCTTTCTGCCGTTGCCGGCAATGCGGCCGACGTCGATAAATGCACCGTCATTGGTTGGTTGTTTAATGTGTGTAGTTGCGTCAGAGCCGGCTATACAGTTTCCTGAACCGTAGGTTTCTATATGAGTCGCGGTTGTGTTCTGGTAGAATTTGTCTGTGAACGCAACTGACCCACTTTCATAAAAAACTGTCTGCGGCCGAATAGGACCAGTAACACCAAATGGTAAGCTAGCTGGATTAAAGTCAATATCCAAAGCAGGGTTCATTTCAACACGAATATATTTTGATTTGTTATTGTATTGACCATACTCAGTATGTTTTTCTAAAGAATAACTCCAAGAAAGGTGCTTATCTCCTATTCTACTAGCGATATAATTAGGAGAATTCGGGTTTAAGTTACAATTGGTGTATCTCTCCAATGCTTCAAATTTTGCTGCTTTGTCAGTAGCTCCTATTGGATAGATAGCAACCGTAAAAGACCCAAACGGTACTAAAGTATTAGGAGATGCCTTAAGATCTTCTATAGCAATCTTAACCTTGTGCCCCTCCATACCGTAGTCACGAGAAACAAACCTGAATAGTTTAGTTGCCGTATCGGGTGCAGAATGGTTGGCGTTAGCTCCAAAGTCTTGCGAAAAGAACCAGCCTGTCTTAGGATTAACAAAATTGTTTTGGCGATTCGCCCAGTTAGCTGTGCCGCTGATCATTGGCAAAATTATACCAAACTGAGAGTCGGTTGATGTAGTGCCCTCTTTAACAGCGCGTTCAAATGTTTCACCAAGCCAATATTTATCTTTTTGCTCTGTAACTTCTCCGCTAGTAACAACATCTGAATTTGTCATGACGGGATTTGTGTTAAATACATCGCGAATGTAGCGGCCGCCGGGGTTAGCAAAGTCGAATTCAAATGTTCTAAAAGAACCCAAAGTTTCACCGGTTGCGACGTGATTTTTCAAGACACACTTAAAGACGTTATTAACATCTTGTGATTTGATTGCTATAGCTGTACCAGTGACGGCTGTGTTGCCGGACCGGTCCGAACCAGAAAGCATCATGATCGAGCCAGACTGGGTATACCAGACTGCGGCCAAGGTGCCAGTAGCGAATGTGCCATCAGTGCCGGCGAGGACGCCGGCAGTGTCGCGGCCTTTAAGGCTTCCAGAGTCAAAAACCCATAAACCCCAAGCGCCTCCGGCAGCAGATTCAAGGCTTGTAGCCGAAGCGCCAAGTTGTGTAGTTCTCCAACCAGCCAGAGTGCCTCCATCGGTTCTAGATTCGTGCTCTTCACCTAATGTCCTAACAACCGTAACAGGTGAAACGGCAGCGTTCAACCATGCTTTGGCCGCATATGCAGCGTAAGTGGGCCCTAGAGGAACATTTTCCCTCCAGACATCGACCCCTTCAGGACCGCCGACAGGATGGCCAAAAGTTTCAACAAATTGTTGGTAGTTTTCAACGGTAACAGGGCGCATAGCTGGGCCTTTTCTGGTGCGGCCGATAATAGTTGGTCCTAAAATCGGTGGAACCGGCTCAATTATGGATTCATCTACTTCATTAGTGTAGATGCCCGGGGAAATAAACTTAAATTTTCTAGCTGCCATATTGTTAAATTCCTTTTAGAAACTATGATTTCTTTTTCTCATAGTAAATAGTATTTTGTTCTTTGAAAAACCTTTTTGTAGCTTATAAAAGCCATTTGAAGACGCTTAGTCTTCAAAGGAAGCGCCGGACTTGGTGATAATAAAATCAAGTGCAATAAACTCTATAGCTCTTGCAGGCTTTAAGTAAATCTTTGCATACATAATATTTCTATCTACCAAATCAGGTGTTGTCGTAGACTCGTCTAGGATTACCTTATACTCAGTAATCCCAAATCTTGCCTTCACACTACTCAAAAATGGGTTTATTAAACTAGTGAACCTGCTCCAAGTCGCAGGGACGTTGTTATCAAATAACACCTGAGTTGACATTCTGGATACTTCTTTTTTAAGGAAGATCATGAGTCGACGTACATTGATCCGATCTAAAGCAGAGGGAGTCGCTTGAAGTGTTTTTTGTCCAAACACTACTATGCCATCCGATGATAACGAAGCAATTGGGTTAATGTTATTTAGATACAATTCATCTCTTTGACCAAGATTAAGAGTATCAGATACGGCTGTCACAGGTACCCCTCCGTGGCCTCTAGAGAGTGTTCCTCTCTTATAACCAGCTGGGGCCTTCCACAACTCTGATACAGCCTCAGTGTGGCCCATAGCGCCTAGAGCGACGACAGATGGTGGAGTCCAAAGCAAGCGACGATTACTCGTGTCTCTAATTTGCACCCATGGATAGTATGCACAAGCATAGCTAGTATTTAATTCTCTATTCTGGATTGAAGAAACTACAGAAGTCACTGAACCAAGATTGTTGGCAAAAGACTTGGTATTTTCTGTGCTTGGAGTGAATACATCCGCTAAATCAATAATCGCGAGTGCATCGGCGCGTTCTTCTGCTATCTCCATTACTCTGTCAGTCAAATCGTTGTTAGTAATGCCGGGAGCTGTTAATAAATTATATTCTATAACATCTTGATCCGCGACAGTACCAAGAGCACGGTGAACACTGTTCCAAGCATAATTGGTGTATTTGGTTGTAGTTCCAACAGTCCATTGAGAATTTCTAAGTGGCTCTGCTTCAGTTACATCGAAACCATCGTGGCCGCCGGCCATGACCGTCCAGAACCTGTCGTGATGATTAAGAATTTCTTTATAACTAGAACTTGTTGCGGTGGCACTGGAGCCATCTGCCCTAGAGCCAGATACAAACTCTCCGGCGCCGGTTGTGGTGTTAATCCGGATATCATCAAGAGAGAAGACCCATGAGTATTCGGCTCCATAAGATGGCAGACCAGTTAACTCTTCGAAACGTCCTGCAACTGTAGAATCAAATGGCAATCCTCTTAAATAATCACCTATTCCAGCGTCCGGAGTATTAACTGTTTTCAACTTCGTAGTGGAAACCCCAAAATATGCGTCGGCTCCCGGGCCATCACCGGGGCCGTCGACAGAGCTTGAACGTATAGACGGAGCTGGGAATTCGAAACTACAAGACATTGGTATCATGCTTGCTGCTGCGTCGGCGCCCATGCTAAACAAGTGGCCTCCGATCTTATTATCCAGCGGATTACCGTATATTTGCCCTCCGGTCAAGAACGTCTCGAACGTTGCGGCGGCTATAGAAGTAGCACCAGAAGAACCGGGCAATGAACCTTCAGCCTTAGCAAAATGTCTAGAAGTTAAAATACTTCCACTATGAAAGCCAGCGCCGGATCCACTAACCCAGTGAGCAGTGGGCGGCCGGACAGGCCCAGATACGCCGAATGGCAGACTAGCCTGATTGAAATCAACATCCAAAGCGGGGTTCATCTCAACCCGAATATACTTGGATTGATTAGCATATTGACCAATGTGAGTATGTTTATCCAAAGAATATTCCCAGTTGACATATCTGTCGCCTATTCTTCTGGCAATGTAATTCTCGGAGATCGGGTTTAGATTGCAATTAGTATATTTTTCTAACGCTTCAAATTTGGCTTTCTTATCAGCAGTTCCAATTGGGTAGATACCCACCGTGAAAGATCCATAAGGCGAAGTAGGATTTGGTGAGGCTTTAATATCCTCAATAGCAATCTTAATTTTATGTCCTTCCATTCCATAATCACGAGAAACAAATCTGAATAGTCTAGTCGTGGTGTCGGGTGCCGAGAAGCTGCTGTTGGCGCCAAAGTCTTGTGAGAAAAACCAACCCGTTTTAGGATTAACATAGTTGTTTCGGCGGAAAGACCAGTTAACTGACCCACTAAGGAGAGGAAGTATAATACCAAACTGACTATCCGTTGATGTGGTTTTTTCGTTTAACTGCCGCTCAAAAGTCTCACCAAGCCAATATTTATTCTTCATAGCACTGACTTCGCCTGATGTGACAACATCCGAATTCGTCAAAACCGGGTTGGTGTTGAAAATGTCTCGGACATATTGACCACCATTAGGGTCGAAGTTAAATTTGAAGACTTGCGAATTCTCCTCGGTGCCACCGGAAAAATCTGTTTTTGATATGTTACCACCTAAAGAAGTTAAAGTGATTGTAGTATTTCCAGCCGTACCTGCGATACTTTGTACTAAAGTTAATTGTTGACCGGAGTCGACTGTCGCGGTAGATGCAACAATTGTTCCATTGTGGCCGGCTGCATTATTTATACAATCCACTAGAGATGCAGCTACTGCGGAATCTCCGCCGCTGTCTCCATCAAACTGGTTTGCGGCCAAATTTTCAGTTCCCTTTGCAGTATATGTTACTGTTTTGCCGGCACCATCAGTTATTGCAACTGTTCCATCGAGAGTTACATGTGCTGCAATATTTATTGTTGCAGTTGCCTTAATACCCGTTCCGTCGTCGCCGGAGGAATAAGATTTCAAAACAGTCTTAAATTCATTATTCACCCCTTGCGATTTAATGAAGACGGCGGTACCGGTGACGGCCGCGGTTTGGCCTCTAGAAGTACCTGACATCATCATAATCGAACCGGAGTCGCAATACCATATCGCGGCGAGGGTGCCTGTGGCTGAATTGCCAGCGCCATTCTTGAGGTCGTTGGTTTCAGCACAAGAAGCGGAATCAAAAATCCACATTCCGTAAGCTCCGCCTTGCATAGAACCAGAAGCTGCCAAGCTATTAAGATAATCTGTAGTTAGGTTGGCCTTAGAGCCTTGTGTTGTCTTCCAACCGGCCAGAACGCCATCAGAGTCTCTAGAATCGTGTTCTTCTCCTAGCACACGAACAATGGTTGCTGGCGAAACATTAGAATTAAGCCATGCTTTGGCAGCATATGATGCATATGTTGGGCCGGCGGGAGTGTTAGCTCTCCATAAATCGCCTGTCTCTGGGCCCGGAACAGGGTCGCCGAAAGTTTCAACAAATTCTTGATAATTCTCTACTTTGATAGGGCGCATTGCGGGGCCTTTTCTAGTCCTTCCTACGATGAGGGGGCCTAAAACAGGCGGGGTAGGTGTGATTATGGACTCATCCACTTCATTTATATAAACACCGGGTGAAATGAATTTAAATTTTCTAGCTGCCATGTTATAATTTCTCCTTGAAACTGTCGCTAAGATAAATAGTATTTTATTACTTGAAAAATCTTTTTACTCTCGATAAAAACCATCCTTAGACAACAAATCTGTATTAATCAAGTCCTGATTGTCTGGAGAGCCGCCGATTAAGGCTCTCTCTCTCACCTGAACCAGCTGGACGGCGTTTTCACGAATAGTAATTTTTGGGCGCTCATCATTCTTGCCCTCGCCTATCAAATAGGCTAATATTTTTATAGATATAGTTGATTCATAAAGCCTTTCACTGTCAGAATAATTAGCAACATTATTATTCATCCCAAAGTCTCCTTGAATAAACCCTTCGAACCTGTGTCCCTCGTTTGTTATAAAGAAATTATCAATTTGTCCTGTCTTGGTCATGAACGGCGTCATCAGTTCGTTAATTTGCTGCTGATATTCTGCTTTTAGTGTTACACTATACATTGCGTTTATGTATGTGGGGACCGGCATTGTTACTGTCTCATAAACTGTCTGTTTTTTATCATCCGGAAAATTATAATCCTGATGTTTTCGGAAAGAGTATGCATTCTTAAAATTAGATGTCTTTGTCTGGCCGATCCTTCTAGACACAGTAATGGCTCCACCCTTGGCGTCGTCTATGTTAGGAATATGAGCCCATGCGACCCCTTTCATTGCAGGATCCTTAAGCATAGATGTTCTATTCAATGAAATCAAAGGCAACTTAAGAACACCATTGCTGTCTCGTAAATCATCTCGTTCTTTTACTTGAAAACCTCTCTCACCAGCTAGCCATAAGACGGGAACCTTATTCCACCCTTTGTTTGACGTGGCATGAATATTCAGTGTCTGATCTATCCATTCGAAAAGCGCCGTGTCAATTGTCTCTATCGTAGACGGCATCATTGTTATTTCTCTTAAGCTTTCAGCTGGCATCGAATAACCCCTCTCTTGCTCTAGTGCATGTTGCCGAAATTTCAATCATGTGGTCCACTTGCCCAAATAATTGTCGCGGCTCTGACAAGGCTACAATCTCGAATAATATCTCTCCGTATAACACAAAGTCTCCTTCCCTAACAAACAAATTCTGATCTTCTGTGAGACGGCGTTTGTGAAAGTGGACTGTGATATTAGCAGTTTTGCCGATTATCAGATTTTGCTCGTGTTCCGTAGAAATACCTCCCCACTCAATAAGTGCATTTACTTTAATTGGGGGTAAAAAAGTTTTCTCTATTGCTTCACCATACAAAGGATGGTAATTAGATCTCTCAACATCAATCGGATAGTATATTACTGTCTGGCCTATAACTCTCTCTATCAGCTCGTCATTGACTTGTTTAACAAGATTACGCTCTCTTTCACCCAGAAATAAGGGAGGAGGAGCTTCTTTCGGTTGTGACCATTTATTGTTATCATCAGCCATCCGTTATTTATCCTTGGTAAATCAATAGTGGAATTTCTTCTTGTATAGTCCCTACAGCCGTTACCATTTTTGCATCGTCTTCCATTAGGGCTCTATAAGTCATTTGGTCAAATATTTCTTTAATTTCCGTTTTCAGTTTTTCCTGCTCGGTAGCAGATTCAGTTGATAATTGACTAGCATTTAAAGTTACAGCTTCTCCCGGAATAGGTATAGACCCGAATTTGCCTCTAACATGAGATAAAGTTTCCTTACTCAGAGCTAGAGCATATCTTCTTATCCACTGTTTACCTATTGCATTAATGTTCTTATAAGGGACGTTCTCAAATGGAAGTGTATTCACGTTGTTAATGCCGTCGACCCCATCTTGCCTGTCAGGGTCCTCTTCCCAAGCATTTTTACCAACAGTGAACTCTACCCACATGTGTTCCCCAGTATCATTTCCGTCTGGAAGTGGGAATATCCTTAATTTATTATTTCGAATTTCATAAGAGTAATGAGACAATCTTGTGTACATGTGGTCTTCATAGGCCATGGCTTGCAATTTATTGTGCCATGCGGGTATTAATTCGAAGGTTGTGTCATCAGCATACTGACCATAGTGGTTAAGGTTACCGACTACGTTTAAGCCTCCGTAGTAACCATAAAAACGCCAGATTGCTTCAGGAGTTTTGTAAAAAACTCTATGAATTTTTATTTTATTATTTTTTATTTTGCCAGCATAGTCGGCTGCGTTACCTGTGGCTGGTTCTATCCCATTAGCGGAAGATGCTGAGATGAGTGATTGTAGATCGTAGTCTTGTCTACCGCCTGTCAAAGCGAAAGAACCGGAGTACATCGTCAAGTTGCCTCCAATTCCAGCTTCTTGTGCTAGGCCTTCAGCCACTCTCTGTGCATACCCAAATTCGAATCTTGGAAATTTGAGATTTACTGCGGTGCCTTCTGCATCACCACCAGTCATTTGTCCATCGTGGTCAAAAGTACCAGTTGACATGCCTAATAAATCTGACAATACATTTTTGGCCTGATGTATATTAACTTGGTATGAGTATTCTAATACAGCTTCTTCATAGGAGGCGTAAATATTGCCCGGGGTAAGCTCTATATCTAGAATATCTCCACCTAGTTTTTTGTAAGTATAGGCAACCTGATCGGAGGCTCCATTAACAAAGTTTATATCATACAAGTTAGATTCTGGTTCCGCATATATCCCGAATGGGTAATGAGAACTATTACCGGCGCCGTTGCCTGACGTCTCTATACTACCGGTGGCGGTTAAGACAATGGCATTGGTGGTAGAGGACGGAGAAAGTTTTGGTAATGACATCTAACTTTCCCCCTATATACTGGCTACAAATAATTCTAAGTCCACAGAGGCTGAATTGGCAATAGCTCTGATGGACTTCAAGTCTTCTAAATTTATGCCACTAATGTCTGAATAGTTGGTAACACCAGCGTCGTCCGAACCGCTGTCTTGTGTAGTCATTAGGAGGTGGGATCCCGTGGGATCCAACCTGAATGAGTAATCTGTTGAGGCTGAGCCCTGAAACCTTAAGGTAGCATAATTAGTATCGTCTAAGTTAGTAATTCTTAGATACCTAACATCAGTATTTATAAATTGGCCGGCTGATGCCGAAGGTTCGAAACGGATTATCTCTGTAGATGCTGTGCCATTGGTTGCAACTAATCTTCTTGAGATTTCAGATATACTGCCAACGGTATACCGCGTTATCCCACCATAGTCGGTGCCATTCATAGTAATCCGCTCGCGTATAGTTACGTTTAACGGTGCTGGTGTAAATGTACTCGCCATTCACTAGTCCCTCCTTGAGTGTTATTCAGTAGTAAGTATAGTAAGTAGTTTCTCACAGGACAAACCACCAGATTAACGAAAGCTTTATCGTCTAGGTAAACTATGCCGTTTTAGTCTTTTTAGATGCTTTAGGCTTTTTAGTCACTTTTTTAGTAACAGCCGCTGCTGGTGCGGGGGCTGGTACGGATTCTTGGCTGCCATCTCTACGGGCGCCCAAAGCTTTCTGCTCTGCTCTTCGAGCTTGTTTCCTCTCCCAGTAAAAAACTTTATTATTTGCGGTCATGATAGATCTCCTTTGTTTATAACCGTATTTTGTCACGGATACAGTAATTAGTCCCATACAAAACAAAAACCCCCAACCAATGTAGGAAGGGGGTTTAAGTTAGGCTCTCTAAAGATAATTATTAGAAAGTGGGGTGTCCGTAGAACTTAATAAGAAGCTTGCCGGCAGTAAACACTGAAGCACCTGAGTGGGTAGCACCAGTGACGAGGTAGATTGCATCACCGTCAGCATCAGGCTGGCCGGCACTAAGATCTTGAATTGTTGTACCTAACACAGCATTACCACCGCCGATAAAGACATCAACAGCATCGGATTCGCCGTCAACAGCGCCATCACCTGCCAAGGTGGCAGAGGTTGCAGATATGAGATCGAAATCCAAAGCAACGTTTGAACTAGCGGTTGGCAGTTCAAGGCAACTCATTTCAACCTTGTACAAAACACCAAATGTTGATGCAACGTACTTCGTGACATATGCGCCTGCAACGCCGTCAAGACCAATAACATCGCCTTCATCATTGTATGACTTAAGTCCAGTCAGGTCAAGCTCAATAGTGTTAACCAGTGAACCGTCTGGTGCTGTGTAGCGGTAGTGTGCTGGAGCGACTTCGGTGCTGATTGCGCCGGCGCCGTGTGCAGCAGTTATTGCATTTGACTGCCCTGTAATTGTTGCAGATGTTAAAGTTGATCCTGCAAGGTTAATCTCTCTCTTTAAATTTTCTAACAAATTTTCTACTCTTGCGAGTCCTATTCTTCTTCCCATAATTTGTTTCCTCCTTCAAGGTGTTGTATTTGATATGGTTATCGATAACCTGATTATAATCGCGAATTATAGCCAGCCACTTCGGCTACATTTCTTTAAGGGTCAGTGGCCCCGACCCCGAAGAAAACTTTCAAGTCACTATAATTAGTCTCATGTTAAGTCTTAAGCATAAAATTTAACTTGCTGCAACAATCCTAACGCCTCTAACATTTTGACGGTAAGATCTTCGGCGTAGGCTTCATCAGTTGGACCCATGGTGAACGCAGTCTCAAAAGCCAAGCGGACCCATTTCTCTTCGCATTCATATTCGCCATCTGTCATGGTCAGAGTGTATTCCTGCGAAAAAGGATTATAGGTGCATTGAGATCGGTAATAAGGATTAGAATATATCTTATGCCAGATCTGGACCATATATCACCCAGAGGTTGGTGCGCCGAACTGAGAATAGTAAAGTGCGTAAGTAATTGAGCCTGTTGGATTAGTAATAGCTGCGACATTAGGGTTGCCGGCTGATGTCAATTCAAAATAGATAGCGACTTGATTCGAGCCAGTGAATCCAGTGTGATAAACTTTTCGGCCTAGGTTAACCCCGATCTGCCAGCCCGTCTCGGCTTCATAGGCTTCTGTGTCTGCGTAAGCTGACGCGGAGAATTTCGTGCCATAGTCAGTATCCTGATTCAGGGGGAAGTATACGGCAGAGTTTCCGGATTCAGATAGAGGATACATATTGCCAAATGCTTGGTCGCGACCATAACCGGAACGGGCCGTGTGGCCATACCAATAATCACGATCTGCTATGTCGTGTTGGCTTGAGTCGGCTGAAGCCGTTATCCCAACATTTTTTAAATAAATCTTGTTGGCGGTGGTGCCACCGGTGGAGCCCGATAAAGTGTCACTAACGTAAAGGCCGAGTGCATGCACAATACAATTTTCTGGTATTGTTAGGGTTCCCGAAAATGCAGCAGAGTGTGGGATTCTATCCGTGCGGAAGGGTGCTCGTCCGGAAACTTGGGGGCCGTTGGTGATTTGTTGGGCGCTGTCACTAAAACTAATGGAGGATTCCGTGATTTGCATCAACCATGTTGCACCGGGGTTGGTCTTAACTAATTTAATATAAGGATCAGTTTCCGCAGTAACTGTCATATTTTGTTGGCGGCCGGGCTTGTTTCGACCAACCAAGACGTGTTGATTTCTTTTTGCCATTGTTTAATTCTCCGTTGTTATATGTTATGCAGTACAATGTATACGGCACTATAACTAAGTAGTTTTAAGAATCTCTTTAAGTCGTTCCCACATAAAAAAACCCGCCCTCAAAAGAGGGCGGGTCGGTTTTAGTTAACCGCTACGGATTAGGCAGTTGTCTTGCCGGCCTCACCAAGGAGTCCGCGGACAATAACCAGTCCATACATATCAGCACGCACCATTTGCTTGGCATACCGAGTCATCACGCCCTTGCGAGGAGTGAAGTCTTCAGGTCCAAAGATGGTTGGTGTGACTTGCAGAGGAACATACGGAGCATAAACATAGCCACTTTCGAGGAAGCTACCACCCTTACGGCCAACGAGGACCACATTACGAGGGAAGTATGGGTCGACATAGACGTCCCACTTCTTGGAAAGAGAACCAGTTTTAACAGCACCGATAGTGCCCTTGTCGTCATCAGCTGTGACCGCTGCGCGGAAACCACTTGTGAACTCAAGGATGTTAGCAACTTCAGGTGAACACACCACAAAGTTAGCACCACCCCGGAGAGTCTTACGGTGGATCTGAGCAGAAACGTCATTGATGGTTTCGATCAGAGTCTCATACCATTCGCTAACAGTACCAGTGAAGTCTGGAGCAGCCGAAGCATGTCCAACTTCAAGTCCTGTAGTGCGATGGACGAAGAGACCGGGTGAACGAGCCCAGTAGTACGTTCCAGCAGTTGCGCCTCGAACGAGGTCGTTAACGATCTCGCGGTCGATCTCAAGAGCAATATGCTCAGAGAGAACACTAGTAAGCTCAACCTCAGCGTCCAAGTTGTGGTAAGCGTTGAGGTCCTGACCTAACTCAGGAGTCCACTTAGCTTTCAACTTCTTGGTCATAGCTGTTACAGCAATACTATCCACCTTGATGTCAATCTCAGGGATTACATCGCGCTCGATACCATCGAAATCAGCGTTGTCATTACCAGCGCCTTCAAGACCCCATGTGGTAGTACCCTTGACAGAGCCAAGGCCGTTACCAGCAGAGAATTGATCAGCATGCGGGAAAATCAGGTCAGCTGTTGCAGCAGTGATATCAGCATCAGCCGCATTTGTCGATCCCAAGAAAGTAAAGCGAATGTAGTCTTTACTAGGACGGAATGTCAAACGACGAACTGGGTGGATATCCTCATCACCGGTAATACCGAAGCTAGTATCTGTGATACCAGTGGTTGTACCAGAAGGAGTAAGCGTAAACGCGACCATGTTATCGAAATTCATGAAAGCCTGTTGAGCTTCGGAAACTTCGACATCAGCTTGAAGTACCTTAAGGGTACCATTAGACGAGCCAGAGAACGCAAGAAGATCAGGATCATAACGAAGCTGTTTCTTCTGGCCTTCTGTCAGGCTGTTAATAGCTGTGAACGTGTTAACAGCGGCGCTACCGCCTGCAAAGCCACCAGATGCCTCAATAGCAACAGCCACAACTGGGGTTTGATTAAGAATCGAACCTGTTGGGGATGTGTAGCCATTATTGAGTCCATAGAAACTGGACTCGGCTCCAGAGCCAAGAACCGTCGTAGCAGCGGTGCCGGGCACCTCTTCTCCGAGATTCACGCCACCAGTAATCTGGTTGGCAACAACTCCACCACCGTAGATAGAGTCACCGGAATCGGCGCCTCCTGCACGAGTGTTTGCATATGTGAAGTCGAGGAAGAAAATGAGGCCCGAGGGCAAACTCATTGGTTGAACACTAACGAGATCGTTAGCTAAAAGTCCACCGAATACACGACGGACGAGAGGGAAAGCAACAGATGCGAATCCTTCAACATCACCGCCTGCCATAGAAGAAGCTTCTTTTAGAAGCTGCTTAGCTTGGTTCTCAAGAAGTCTAGCCATACCTTGTTTCTCATGGTCTTGGCTTAGTCCTTCGAGAAGACCAGTCTTCTCCCACTTGGACAGTAATGCATCGCCTTCCTTGGCAAGGTCACGATGGACAATACCTTCAGTTAGTTTATTTAATACTGACATTTTAAATCACCTCCTTTTTAATTTTTGGATTTATAGTCATATTCTACTATTTGGAAATACCCGCCAGTCTTTGGAACCGATCTTTCACAGCAGTTTCCCGCGGTGTGTTTTCGTTTCTTCTTCTTGGCATGGTAGTTGAAGGTCTCTTGATAGCTTCGTTCAGTGATTTCGGTCTCCTATTTGGAGTACCCACTGCACTTTGAAGGGTTTCATAGATAACCTTCGCTTCCTCTATAGAATCCGATTTCTGAATAGAATCGACAATTTTTGATTTTTGTCGCTCATTCAGGGAGGGACTATTCAATGTTCGATTTATATAGAGTAAACGTGCGTTTGAAAGGTTAACTTCTTCAAGCTTTTCTTTCAAACGTAAAATTAATGTCTTGTATTCCTTGTTGGACTCCATAATAGAAACAGAGGATTTCTCTAGTTCTTGGATCCTTGCAAGGCTTTCACCTAGACGAATTTCTAAAGCATCTTTTTCTGGACTTTCTTCTGTTTCTTCTTCGTCCATCTGGCCGGCTTTTTCCAGTTCTTCTTCATATTCCATTACGCCTGTAGGAACTGAGTCTCCGGGGTGTGCTGCCCATCCCGTGGGTTGCGCTCCCATATCGCGAAGAACAGCTTCTAGTAAGTCGTCATCAACCTCGAAGTCCTCTCCGAGCATACCCATAAGATCTTCTTCTTCATCATCTTCTGGAGACATTGGCATCTCCATTTCTGGACCGACGTCCGGTCCGATCTCCATCGGCAGTTCTTCGTGTGGGGCAGGCTCTCCCATTTTCATTTCGTCAGCGACGGCTAGGAGATCCTCTAGTTTAAATTCAATTTGCATATCCGCTTTCTCGTCCGGACAAGGGCAGAGTGGCTGCTCTTCGGCGGCACCCATGGCGACGGCCTCCTCTGGCGGCATTGCTAGAGCGTCTGGCTCTGGCTCTGCACCTAGGCCGAGCATTGCTTCTTCTGGAGGCATTTCTTGCTCCAACAAAGAATCAACAGCGTTTTTCACTTCGGCTGAGTACCTTTCTAATATAGCTGTTTCGGCGTTTTTAAGCGCAGCAGCTCTCAAATCATTAGCATCGATTATAGCCTGTTCAAGCAATGAAGACATAATTTACCCTCTATAAGTCCATTTTCACAAAATAAATAGTATCCACAATTCACAAAATCCTATTAAGTTACAGATAGATCAACTCTAAAAACAGCTTACTTGTCCCTTTGAGCTTTCTCTATAACCCTTTTTCGTCTTAATTTCTCTCGCCTCTTTATATCAGAGGGCTTTTCGTAATACTGTCGTTTACGGAAATCCTCGACAATTTTGATCTTTTTGCACTTTTTTAAGAACCTTTTTATAGTTCTTTCCGGGTTTTCGCCGGGTCGTGCCACTACCGTGACGTGCGAAGGTTTATTACCTTTTGTGTTTATTTTGGGGGCGTCATGCCTGCGTCTTCGATTACCGTAATCGTCTCTATTGTCACGGTGGTTGAATCTTTTTCTGTTATAAGCCATTATTTACTCTGTTATCCGACACCATCGAGGCCAGACCACGACGATGTTAAGCTAGAGAATGGAATATTAGTTAGGCCTGCAATGACAGTAGCATACTGATCGTCGGCGGCTCCAGATGCCATCAAATATAGTTTTGTAACACGCATGTCTGCGGAGAAGGATGCGGATGGTTGCAACATCACAAAATTAGCTTCTTCCGGGTTTAGACCGTTCCTAGAAAAAGAAACCTTAATCTCTCCCAGTTGTCCTGCGGCGCCGCCGCCATCATTCCTAACAGTAACAAACTTTGAAACACTTGGAAGTACAACTTCCGCGGCTGTTGTATTAGCGCCCGTATCAGGTACCTGAATCAGCGTCTTAATATACGGTCTTCCGCTAACTTGATATGAGCCAACGTTACTTAGCCCAACTTGATATCTTCCGAAATGAAAATTATCCGACATTTCTTATTCCTCTCTTTATATAAATAGTCCTAGCCTAGTAAAGCTTTCCAGTTTTTTCCACCCAAAGCCATAATTCCCGAAATATCTACTCCGGGGTCTTGAGGGTCAATTCCAGTAAGAGCGCCGCCACGTTGGCTTTTCGTGGCGCCGGCTTCATAATTTGATAACGGCTCTGTTCCTTCAAAAACGTTAATCCCATTAAAAGTCTCTTTTTTAAAAGAGTTTAATAACTCTTTCTTGTCTTCATCCATTCGCTTCCGAACTTCTTGAATTCGTGCGGTATCATGTGAAGATGTTGGTTGTGGGGCCGAGGTGTGCTGTTCGCGCATAATTGGCTGAACGTTTATACCTTTTACCACTTCCGATATAACCCCTGAAAGAAGACCTTCTTCAAGAAGAGATTCGTGGATACACTCTTTAACAAGGGGCTTAATAATTTTTTTTAGATCTGCTCTTTTCATTTTTCTCTCAAGATGTCGTTCATAATACGATTAATTTTGTCTGCTTTGGTAAAGATGTTTGGATCCTTACTCTCTTTCATCATAAAGGCGCCGGGTGTTGAAGGCTCTGATACAAAATCAAAGCATATCAATTGGAAGTCATCTTCTACAATTGTGTTACCCTTCTCTTCTCTGGTTGATCCTAAGCCTCGTGACGAAATGCCAAGCGTAACGCCAGATTGTGCTAGGTTTTTAAGAATCTCGCCTGATGGTGTGTTTAGGATTTCAACTTTACCCATAAGGGCTTCTCCATCCCACCACATGTCTGTGACAAGGTGAGATGCGTTTTTAAGATTAATAACTGAATCGTCAGGATGGTCCAACTCACCCAATGCCCGACGCTCCTTAACAAGCTTCCAATAATTTTCTACTTCACGTTGAAGTATCCTCTTCTTGTACACGCGGCCATTGCCATTAGGCGTGTCAAACTTCTGCATACAACCAGTCATGTAAAACTTCTTGCCTGCGGCCATAAGTTTCTTCTCTTCCTCGTTCAGCATGTCTTGACATACCCCTCCATCACAAAGG